TCTGTTGCAGATCCGCTTGCATTCTTGGTCGCACCCCGTCCCGACGCGCAGCAGAATCACGGTGTCCGGGGATTTTCTAGTGGGCCCGGTAGGACTCGAACCTACGGCCAACGGATTATGAGTTCTGACCGCCGACCACTCGTGGCGCATCTACGCGGTTCGTAGGTTCTCTTAGGTGCGCTGAGACTCCTCGGATTTCCGTGTCTTGGGACGCGGTTCGGGACACGCTATGGGTGCGCAGTTCAAAGCTCTTCGTTGCGTTTCCGGACGTGCTCGCTGATGAACTCTTCGCGTAGGTCATCGGTGGTTTCCTCGCCGCGACCGCGGCGCCACACGCGTTGTTGAATCTGGTAGCGCACGCGGTTCGTTTCGGGCTCGTACACCAACTCGTGCCACTGTGCGGAGGCGCGATCCTTCCCGGCTGTCACCTCGATACTCAACGTTTGGTCATACAGAGTTGTCTCGTTGTTGAACTCAGGCACGAGCTCGCCGAGCTGCGGCCGCGCCACGTAGACCGCAACGCGAGTAGGCGGGGCATTCACTAGAAGGTCGAGGATCTGCGGAACGACCTGCACGTCCGCATCCCCAATGCGAGCCGTTACGGTCGCGCGTGCCGGCTGCGTTCCGTAGTTCTGGATGTGCGCCGAGAAATCAACGTTCGTGCCGCCACCTGTGGCCGTAAGGTCGAGGATGCGAACGTCGGGTCGCGGCCGCGCTTGTATGGCTCTGTAGAGGTTGACGAGTGGCGCGAGGAGATGCGCGCCGAGCCACTCGAGGATGCCCATCCGGTGAGGGTACGCCTGTTCACAACACCACATCGCCTCAGCGGGAGTGTTGTCGAGCGGGCAGAAGAAGGCGGACGAGATAACGCCTTCCTGGGGGACCCGCTCGACGACGACCCCCAGGCTCTTAGGTGATCCTCACCGCAGCAGTGCTGCGCTCCACGTTGAAGAGGGCGTTGCCTTCGAAGCGGAGCAGGCTCGAGTTGCTCGCACCGGCGTTCTCCTCGAACCGCTGCAGCGAGACGGGGCCTGCGTACAGGCGGCCGTAGGCTGAGGAGTCGACGAGGGTCGGATTCGCGATGTTCTTGCTGACCCTGACCTCCATCCCGAAGATCCTCGGCGGTCCGAACTGGCCTGCCCCGAACACGTACCCACCAGGCCAGCCGGCTGTTCCACCCGACATCAGCAGGTCGATGGTTTCGCTGTTCGCCGGGGTCAGAATCAACGTGTCGGGGTTGTAGCCGTTCGACCAGAGCAGCGACACCGAACGTCGGATCACGTTCAGCAACGGGTCGGTGCTCAGCGTTTGGGTGCCGGAGCTCGCGACGATCTGGGCGCTCACATGGAAGTCCAAACCGTCGCTGTACGCCAACCGCAAGTCCTGGCTGATGATGTTCTCGATGTCGCCGTTCTCGAGATACACGTTCGGGATGCCGGACGACATCGCGGCGACCTGCTTCAACGAAGCGGCAGTCATCGTCACCGTCCCGCCGATCGCCGGCTTCGTCGAGGTCGCGTCGATCGCACGCACAGCGGTGCCACCCGCTACCAGCGTCCGGACGGTCTGGTTGAGAACATTCACGGACGTGACGCCAGCATCGACACCAACCCGGGGGAACGCTGGCCAGCTGTAGCGCTGGTCATAGCCGAGCGGTGCCGCCACGCCGAGCAGCTGGCTGACGTTGTCGACCGAGCCGGACCAGGTCGGCGACCTGTTCTCCGCCGAGGTTTCGTACTCCCGCCAGGGGATCGTCGCCGTCCCAACCTTTGGCGACCAGCCTGCCGCCTTGAACCGGTCAAAGAGGGTTCTCGCCTCAGTGCCTGCCTGGTCACGCTCGGTCACCCGCAGCGTGCCTGTACTCGTCCGCTGTTCTGCTTCTGGTTTGTCGTCGATGGCGGCTTCCGCGCCGCCCTCGGACGACGTGGTTGCTTCGTCCATCGTCGGTTCCTCCTTGGCTGTTGGTTTCGTTCTGAGCTCAACACTTGCGGCCGGGTAGGCGGGGAACGTCGCGACCGTCACGTCGTGCAGCGCTTTCACCGTTTTGACGGTGCGGATGTCGCCGTCCCAGGCTTCCTGGCCGACGTCGAACCGGAAGCTGGCGCCGTCGATGTCGCCGCGGCTGATCGCGCTCCGCATGTTCTCGCCCAACGGCGAGTCGGGAAGATCCAGTTCGAAGCGCAGACCCTTGGGCTCGTCGAAGAGACGCAACGTTCCGGACCTGGTTCGACCCAACACCTCGTCGGGGTTGTGGTTCAACAAAGCACGGACGTCAGCGTCGAGGACACCGTTGAACGCACCGGGCGCAATCCGTTCCTTGTAGCCGCCCAAGTCTTCGCTCAAGACGTTGTAGACGGCGGCGTAGCCGTGGACGGTTTTGCCGCGGGTATCGAGCGACCCGACATCGACGTCAATGGTTCGTTGTTCGGGTGCGGTAAGGGTTTCGCTCATGCGACAGCTCCATTGAATTGAGGTTGCGGGACAGCCGGCGGCGCCGTGTTGGTTTCGGCCTGAAGGTTCTCGCGTTGCCGCACCTCGTCTCTGGTCATCCAGCCCTTCACCGGGTCGAGGGCGAGCGAGTACGTCTCCGCCCTGCTCTTCGAGTCGGCACGCAACAACGCGTCGACCAGAAACTCGCAATAGACGTTCTGCGAGCACAAGTCCGGGTCGGCGCTGACTGCCTGCTCGATCAGGCACAGCCACGGCCGCAGCGAGTACGTGACGAACTGGAGGCTCTGCTGCTCGACGTTCGCGTAGGTGAGGCTGTCGCCGGTTGCGCCGTCGATCATGTGCGCCGGCACACCGAAGATGCGCGCGATCTCCCTCGTCGACAGTTCCCGCTGCTGCACGAATTGCATGTCGTCGGCAGGCAGCGACAGACCGGTGAAGGTGGCCTGGCCGCTGATGATCGCGACCTTGTGCATGTTCCTGGCGCCGCCGTGGCGGCTCGAGAGACGATCGGAGAACGCCTGCAGGTTCTGCTCGCTGAGCCCACCCGGGATCGTCAGGACACCGGCTGGCAGGAAACCGTTCTCGACCAGTGCGGAGGCCGACTCGCTCATGCCGCGCGCGACGTCAACCGCGGCCCGACAGCTTTTCAACGGGGAGAGGCCAACAAGGCCGTCGGTGCTCAAAGCCCCGGATGTGCAGGATGTCGTCGGTGCCGTGGTGGCTCTCCCGGCCCGTCTTCGGGTCGGTGACCGTGTAGCGGGGGGAGCCTGCGACGAGTTCGACCTGCACGTTCGCCGGGTGGAGCAGGGAGAGCTGCTCGAGCCGCCCGTCTTCACCCCTGAATTTCCCGAGGAAGCTGTTGCCGTGCAGAAGCAGGTGTCCCATCGTCTGGCTGACCAGGTTCGCCTGCGTTGTTGCCGGCGATGGTGTCTGCAGCAGGTCGTGCAGCCGCCCTGATGTCAGTCGGACACGTCCGTCACCTTGGCGCCTGTAGGGGATCAACGGGAGCGAGGCGGCCGCACCGGCCAGCACACGGACGCAGGCCCACACGTCTGCGATCGCCAAGCCGTCGCTGGGTGACGGCTTGAATTGTGGTGCCCAACCGTTGGTCGGCCACACCGGCCCACCGTCCGCGATCGTCCGCTGCTCGCCCTTTCGACGGAAAACTCTCATAAGCGACGCTTATTCTAGCGATAGCTGCGGCTATCCTTCGCCTTATCGAGAATTTCACCGACTTCTGCGCACGGCTCGGGGTGACACTCGCGCCATTCCAACGGACGCTCGCGGCCGCAACCTTTGCCGCGGAGCGTGAGATCTGTGCGGTCTTGCCGCGCGGCTCGGCGAAATCCACGACGGCCGCGCTGCTCGCGCTTCACCACGTCATCACCCATGAGCAGCCGTCCGTCTTCATCGGTGCCGGCTCGCGGCTGCAGGCGCGTGTGATCGGTCGGATCGTCGACCGCTTCGCACGGCACCCGGCGATCGCCGACCAAGTGATCGTCCGCCACGACGAGCTCCGCGTCGGCGCCGAGACCGCACTGCTGATCGTCGCCTCCGACGGCGGGCAGGCACACGGCTGGGAACGTCCAACCTTGATGATCGGCGACGAAGTGTGGAGTTGGTCGGAGCGCGAGCCGACGCTGCTCGGCGCCATGCGCACCGCGCTGATCAAGAACCCCGAATCGAAGTTGTTGTTGATCAGCACCGCTGCCGCGAGCCTTGCGACGCCGCTCGGGGCGTTGCGCGCACGCGCGCTCGGCTTGCCGACGGTGAAGCGGCGCGGCGCCCACATTGACGCGCGCGGCGACGGACTGCGCTGGCTCGAATGGTCATTGCCCGACAACGACGACCCCGACGACGCGCGCGCGGTCAAACGGTGCAACCCAGCACCCTGGATCAGCACCGCCGACCTCGCAGCTCAGCGTCGCCGTGTCACCGACGCTGAGTACCTGCAGTTCCATTGCTGTCGGTGGGGCGTCGGCGAGGGGTCATGGTTGTCACCGGGCGCGTGGAACGAATGCGTCGGCGAATCCGAGTTCATACCCGGCGAGGACGTTTGGGTCGGTGTTGATGTCGGTGCCGCGCGCAGCGCATCCGCCGTTGTCGCGGTCAACGCGCAGCTGCACGTCGACGCTTGGATCTATCACGGCGACGAGGGTGTGCTCGACTGCATCGACAAGGTGCGCGAGTTGGCCGGTGAGTACAACCTGCGCGAACTCGCGGCCGATCCTTGGCGATTTGGTCAAGCCTCGTTGGAGCTCGAGCGTGAGGGGATCAGCGTTACGGCGTTCCCGCAAACCGACGTGAGGATGGTCCCGGCCTCCGATCGCTTGTACCGCGCGATCGTCGAACGCCGGCTCGTCCTCCCCGACAACGATGAGCTACGCCAGCACGCCGCCGCTGCGATTACACGCGTCGGGCGGCGAGGCGGACGCATCGACAAAGCCCACCGATCCGACAACGTCGACGGCATCGTCGCGTTGTGCATGGCACTCGAAGCCGTCGAGAACCAGCCGACCGAAGTCCAGCTACTCGGCTGGTTATGACTAAGCGTTGCCTCCGCTGCCGACGACTCACCAAGGCTGGCAGCTACTGCGAGCAGTGCAGCAAGACAACCGTCCGCGGCTACGGCCACCAACACCAGCGACGCGCACGACTCGCGATCGCCGAAAGCCCCCGGTGCGCGATCTGCGACACAAGTTCAGACTTGACTGCCGACCATGTCGTGCCGCTCGCGGCCGGCGGCCACCCACTCGGTCAACTGCGCACGCTGTGCCGCCGCTGCAACGCGCGACGCGGTGCTAGAGGCTCGCCGTGAAACTCGTGTTCTACTCCCTCAGACGCTGAGTAACGGCATTGCGGACGGCAGATCGGACATTGGCACAAGTGACACAAGCACTCTATGCTGTCTCCAAAGCTGACTCATCGAGCCGATAGCGGCTCTGTGAGAGGGGAGGAAACATGTGGAGGTTCGCTGCAGCCTTTGCTCTCAGCGTCGGCCTGGCACTCGTGGTGGCAGGCCAGACCAGGGCAACAACACCCGTCATCGTCACGCTCCCTATCAACGAGACGTTCATTTGGGACCAGAGCGCCATCTGCGGCTTCCCGGTCACTGAGACGATTACGGGGACAGTCCACATCGAGCGGTTCTTCGACGACACTGGCGCTCTCGTTCGCGAGATGGGCGAGGAGGAGGAGACCGGAACCTTCACCGCCAATGGTCTCACGGTCACCACGGCCGGTCACCTCGTCACTGTCCGTGATCTGGTAAACGGCACGGTGACTGTAACCGGCGTCCCCATCCACACCTCTCTCCCAACGGGAGGCACCATCTATCTCGACCGTGGGCGACTGGTGTTCGACGTCGTCAACGACACCCTAGTGTTCGAGGCAGGCCCTCATCCACAACTCCATGGCGACATCCAGGGGGTCTGCGCGGCATTGACCCCGTAGCAAGCGTTCGAAGTTTTTAGATGGGGCTGCGCCCTGACCCCGCTACCGCTTCGCGCAAAAACGCCGCTGGCGCCTGTTTCGCCGGCTGCTGTCGCTCAACCAGGCACGCGCAGCTGCGCGGTGAAATCATCGCCAGCCAGAGCATGCGCACCAACATCCTTCGGTTCTCGATTTCCTACACAACGGTCGTCGGCGGCGTCGTTGGCGTCGTGTGGGGGTTTGCGCTTGATGTCGCCGTTGTTGACGCTCTCGTCGTCGGCCTGGTCGTCGGCGCTCTGATAGGAACGGTCCTAGGCTTGATAGGTCGCGCTCTGTCAATGCGCGGCGGTATTGAACAGGCTCAGGATGCGGCGTACATGACCGGGATGATGATCGGTGTGTTCGGTGTGCTGGGGCTCGGGCTTGGCGTTGTCGTCTGGATAGTCCGGCTTGTCTTCTTTTAGCCCTGTTTCCTAGTTGTTACTGGCGATGTCGGCGACCTCGAGGGTCCAACGCTCGATCAGCCGGCGCGTCCCTTCCGCGGCCAAGTCAAGACCGCTGTGGTGGAAGCCAGTCATGTACCTCTCCAGATCGTCGATCGTTAGCTGATCGATTCCTCGCAACGCACCGCCCCGCGCCTCGAGAAGGTCGAGCGCCTCGTCGGCGAGCTCGACGAAGCCGTCTTCGTCGATCGGCATCGGCAGCTGCGCGATCTTCTCCAGCACGTCGATCAGCTCACGTTGGTCGGGACTGAGGTTTCCAGGGGTGCTCATGGTGTTCCCTCAAGCGCGCGCTCGATCTTTCCGTCGACCTGATCCCAGGCCGCGACGACTCCCTCGAGCTCCTTCACTTCCGCTCCCGTCAATCCGGTGTCTCGGGGGAGCGTCAGTTCAGTGTTGAGCCGGCCGAGGGCCAGGAATGCCTGGACGGCGGCGTCGAGCACCTCCGAGAACGGTTCGTCAGCTTGGCTCGGATGCGGGTTCAGGGGCGCGCCACCCTCGAGCTTGGCGCGGAGCCTGTCCATCTGATCGCGGACGAACACGATGTCGGCGAATCCGACGAAGTCAGGACTCTCGGCGAGCAGTTCGTCGATTTCGTCGACGGCGTTGCGGAGAACGTCGGCGAGCATCGCTTCCCTCCTTCCGTGTCACGATTCTGTGCTACGATCATAGCTCACCACAAAGGGAGAACAAGTGGCGAATCCAACCCAGACCACGACCTTCAGATTCGACCCAGCCACGCTCGACCTGATTGACGGGCTGGCCCGCGCCCGCTCGGTATCGAAGACCGACCTGCTCCGCAGCGCCGTCGAACTCCTCCACGACTCGCTCGTGGTAGCAGCAGCGGATGCGAACGCGATGCTCGAGGTCATTCGTGAACGACATCCGGACGCCGACAACGTGGTCGTCGATGTCTCCCCGGGCCGGGACGGGAGGCCCCAGGCAACCGCCCTCGTCGACGGCAAAGAAGTCCCTGACATCGGCGCGCACGCGGCAGTCGTAAACCGGAAGGCGTACGTCTTCCTCACGATCGTGGACGGGGCTGCATCAATCGCGGTTCCGATCGGCGACGACGCGCTATTGGTCCGTCCGCAGTTCTCGATCGCCGATCCGATGCCGTGGCCGAGGACTGAGGGCTACCAGATTGTCCTGTCGTTGAAGATGCCGGCGAAGCAGAAGGCCGTCCCGGCCTCCCCAGCGAAGGTCCGAACGCGGAGTTGAGCGTCGTGATCCGCGACCGGCGCGAAGCCCTGATCTGGTTGGCCGTCGACGCGATCTTCAATGGCACCGACACCCGCGCGGTTCTGCGGGATCTCGAACTCGACCTGCTGCGCGTGATCGCGGAGGAGCATCTGACGCGGGTGGATCGCCTCGTCCGGCTGATGCGCGAGACGGATCCGGCCCGGATCTCAGCGAGGAAGGCCGCGTGAGCGCTCACGGCGTCAGTTCCTTTTCAATGGATGCAGCTCACGGCGTCGATTCCATTTCAATAGCTCTGGAGCGGGTTCGCCGTGTCGTTGGCGAGAACTTCCCGCAGATCCTCGACGAGACGATCGCCTGCCTCGCGGTCACCGCGACACTGCTCCTCGAGGACCAGCAGAACCCCGTCGCGGTCAACCTCGAGGGTCCGCCGAGTTCGGCGAAGACGACGTTGCTCGACTTCCTCGACGCCGCCGGCGCGGACAAGGTGTACAAGAGCGACAAGTTCACGCCCAAGAGCTTCGTCTCCCACTCGGCGAGCGTCTCTCGCGAGAAGTTGGAGCAGGTCGACCTGCTCCCCCGCATCCGGCACCGTGTGCTGCTCGTCCCTGAGTTGGCGCCGCTGTTCGGACTGCGCAACGAGGACCTGCTGGAGAACTTCTCGATCCTTACCCGCGTTCTCGATGGCCAGGGTCTGACTACCGATTCCGGCGTCCACGGCCAGCGCGGGCATACAGGCGATTACTTGTTCGCCTGGATCGGTTGCACCACGCCGATCGAGCACCGCGTCTGGAAGACGATGGGAAAGCTCGGCAGCCGCTTTCTGTTTTTCGAGATGCCGAACGGTGAGCACAGCGACGCCGAGCTCGTTTACGACGTCGCCGGCGGGGAGTCGTACCGCGACCGTGTCGATGTTTGCTGGGATGTCGTCGCCTGCTTCCTCGAGAACCTCTGGATGGACACGGGTGGCGTCCGCGGCGTCAAGTGGGACCGCTCAAATGACCCGACGCCGGTGATGCTGAGGATCGCCGCCTACGCGAAGGTACTCGCGCGTCTCCGCGGCACGATCTCGGTCTGGCGGGAAGGCTCAGGCGACGACGAGACCTACAACTTCACGTCGCCGGTGGTCGAGGCTCCGCACCGGGCGATGAGCCTGCTGTATGCGCTCGCGCGGGGGCACGCTCTCGTCCACGGCCGCGTCCAGCTGACGGAGGAGGACCTGCCGATCGTCGCCCGTGCCGCGCTCGAATCGACACCGAACGACCGGCGCGCGGTCATGAGGCTGCTCCTCGTAAACGCCGGCATAGTGTCGACCAGCGACGTTCAGACCACCCTTCGCTGCTCCGCGCCGACCGCTCGCGCGATCCTGGAGACGCTCGACAAGCTTGGGATCGGTGCCTTCGGGAATCCGGGCCCGCCCGAGCCCGCCACCCTGACCCTCTCGAGGCCGCTGCGCTGGCTGCTCGACCCGCCTCCGGCCATTGAAAAGAAAGCGACGCCGAGCGCGGGTGCCATTGAAACGGAACTGACGCCGAGCACGAACGGAGCCGACGAGTTGGAGATCGAGCGGCTCGCCGATCTCGTACTCGAGATGCTCGCCGCGGAGGAGCCGGCTCGTGAGCGATCGGCTTCTTGATGCGAAACAGGCTGGCGCGTTGCTTGGCGTTCCGGGAACCTGGCTGCTTGCGCAGGCAAGGCGCGACAAGGTCCCGCACGTCAGGCTAGGGAAGTACGTCAGGTTCGACCCGTCCGACCTCGAGCGGTGGGTCGTCTCGGTGAAGCGTGGCCCGAAGTGACAACGCAACGCCGTAGAGTTACGTCAACGTCAATTGCCCCCGCACCGCTTGCGACGGTCGGGGGCGCGGCACAGGAGGTTGAGCTCCCATGCGCAGTGATTCTCACCTAACCGGCCCGATCAGCGGCCACGTCTACCTGAAGCACGGCAAACGCGGCGCGTCCTGGTACTACCGAGCACGGTTGCCGCACGAGGTGCGGAAGCGGCTCGGACCCGCGTGGACAGGCAAGGGCCGCCCGCCTGCAGGACAGTTCACGCGGAAGACGGCGGAGGCGAAGTTGCAGGAGATCCTCGCCGACGCCCGCCGCGGCACGCTCGCGGGCGCCGTCAAGACCGGCGTCAAGTTCGCGGACGCCGCGGCCGAGTGGCTCCGGTACGTAGACCAGGACCGCAAGCGCAAGCCCTCCACGATCGCCGACTACAACGGCGTCCTCGAGCACGCGCTCAACCCGGAGTTCGGGACGTTGCCGCTCGAGGCGGTGACGACGGAGCGGATCGACGCCTACCGTGCGCGGCTGGTCGATGAGGGCCGGTTGTCGGCGCGGACAATCAACAAACAGCTGGTCATCCTGCACGGCGTCCTCCGGCGGGCGATGCGGGTCTACGGGTTGCGGTCGAACCCGGCAGCGCTCGTCGATCGGCAGCCGCTCCGGCGCTCCGGCGACTTCGAGGTCCTCTCCCCCACCGAGGTCGAGGCTCTGGCCCGCGCGGCCGAGAGCGACCAGGACGCCGCGATCTTCCGCGTCGCCGCGTTCACCGGACTCAGGCTCGGCGAGCTCCGTGCCCTACGGTGGCAGGACATCGACTTTGCGAAGCGACTCGTCCATGTGCGCCGCAACTTCACGCATGGCGCCGAGGGGAGCCCGAAGTCAGGGCGCGTGCGTAGCGTGCCGCTGATCGACCACGCAGCGAAGGCGCTCGACGGTCTAAGCCGTCGACCACACTTCACTGACGCCGACGACCTCGTTTTCGTTGACGACGTCGGCGGCTACGTCGACGAATGGCGGCTGCGGCGCCGCTTCCATGCTGCGCTCGAGCGGGCCGGCCTTCCCAAACTGCGTCTCCACGATCTTCGACATACGTTCGGGACGCTCGCGGTGCAGGTGTTCCCGCTCTCCGATGTGAAGGCGTACATGGGCCACGCCGACATCGCGACGACGATGATCTACGTGCATCACGTGCCGCAGATCGACGCGGCTGACAAGCTCAGTGAGCTCGTCACGGCAGCGGAGAATCCGGTTTCGGGACACGTTCGGGACACAAACGCCGAAGCGGGCGATGGAGCCGGTGGCGAAGTTGTGCCATTTCCAGCACGTTCTAAGTGGGCCCGCCTGGATTCGAACCAGGGACCAACGGATTATGAGTCCGCTGCTCTAACCAGCTGAGCTACGGGCCCGGCGTCCCGCAGCGTAGCCCCACGGCAGGAGGTCTGAGGGTCAGCCATC